GACATGGATACGTTTAATAACGTACTGGGGTTAGAGATAGCTGGTAAGGCCAAGACGGATGAAGATATATTCCGCATGGCGCGAGAGTATGTGGCCGCAGGTAAAGTTAGGCGGTTAGGTACGCTAGGCCCATAATGCAACTACCTATATATAAGTCTGACGAGGAACAGCTACTAATGGCTAGGCTCTGGTCTACCAAGCTAGCAGACAACCCTGAAGATTTTGTACTATATGCCTTTCCTTGGGGGCAGAAGAACACCCCACTCGCTAACTTCAAAGGGCCACGACAATGGCAACGAGAAGTGCTGCGCGAGATCAAGGCGCACATAGAAGCTAATAAAGGTCAGCTTCAGATGGACACGCTACGGGCTGCGGTCAGTAGTGGACGGGGTATCGGTAAGTCGGCGCTAGTAGCGTGGCTTATATTATGGATGCTGACCACTCGCATAGGTAGTTCGGTGGTGGTGTCGGCGAACAGTGAAAGTCAACTAAAGTCGGTAACTTGGGGTGAATTGACCAAGTGGCAGGCCATGATTATCAACTCGCACTGGTGGGAGATAAGTGCTACCAAGCTCGTACCGGCGAAATGGCTATGCGAACTGGTGGAGCGCGACCTGAAGAAAGGAACGCGGTACTGGGCGGCAGAAGGTAAGCTCTGGTCTGCTGAGAATCCTGACAGTTACGCGGGTGTACACAATCACGACGGAATGATGCTGATATTTGATGAATCTAGTGGTATACCTAACCCTATCTGGGATGTGGGTGCTGGATTCTTTACCGAGAACATATTGGATAGGTACTGGTTCGCTTTCAGTAACCCCCGTAGAAACGAGGGTTATTTTTTTGAATGTTTCCATGCCAAGCGTGCCTTCTGGAAAACCAGAATAGTTGATGCAAGAACAGTAGAGGACACGGACAAACAAGTATATGCCCAGATTATTGCAGAGAATGGTGAGGACTCCCCGCAGGCTCGGATTGAAGTGTACGGGGAGTTCCCTAGCGCGGGGGAGGATCAGTTCATCAGCCCGATGCTGGTGGACGATGCGATGGGCAGAGAAAGGTATAAAGACCTAACAGCGCCAATAGTTATAGGAGTAGATCCGGCGCGGGGCGGGGCGGATAGTACGGTGATCGTGGTGCGCCAGGGTCGGGACTTGGTGGCCATAAAGAGGTACTCAGGCGAGGACACTATGACCATCGTCGGGCGGGTCATCGACGCAATGGAAGAATACAAGCCAGTGCTGACAGTAATTGACGAAGGTGGCCTAGGTTATGGTATACTTGACAGATTAGTAGAACAGAGATATAAGGTACGAGGCGTTAACTTCGGCAGTAGAGCTAAACAATCTATCGCTTTTGGTAATAAACGTGCTGAAATGTGGAATAGTATGCGAGAATGGCTAAAGTCTGCTAGTATAGCGGATGATAGACAACTAAAAGCAGACTTGACAGGCCCAATGAAACGGCCAAACTCGTCTGGTACTATATTTTTAGAGGGAAAGAAAGAGATGAGGGCAAGAGGCTTGGCTTCTCCTGACGCTGCGGACGCACTCGCGGTGACTTTTGCGTTCCCTGTAGCACATAGAGAGTATACTGAACCAGTAAAGCGTAGTTATTCACAGCAAGGTGTTATTAATTCTTGGATGGGGAGCTAGCATGGCGATACCACGCACTACCACAGGTAAGGGTAAGAACTACAACCCTACTGATAAGGGAGCAGGTATGACGGCCAAAGGCCGAGCTGAGTATAATGCAAAGAACAATAGTAACTTAAAAGCACCAGCACCTAACCCTAAGACAAAAGCAGACGAAGGTAGAAAAGCATCATTTTGTGCAAGAATGGCAGGAGTAGTTAAACACGCTAAAGGCGATGCACCGCGAGCTAAAGCGTCTCTAAAGAATTGGAACTGTTAATGAAAAACGGACTGTACGCTAATATCAATGCTAAACGTGAAAGAATTGCAGCAGGCTCTAAAGAAACTATGCGTAAGCCTGGTGCAAAAGGTGCGCCGACTGCTAAAGATTTTAAAGACTCAGCCAAAACCGCGAAAAAGAAATAATGGCATACGATCAGACTAGCATGAACATCGTCGGTAAAGTAGCCGACGGAGATTCAGAACCAGCAGAGTATTTATCTTTAATGCGTTCACGCTTTACGATGGCTGTATCTGCGCTATCTGAAAGCCGTGAAGATGAACTTGACGATTTAAGGTTTAGTGCAGGCTCACCAGACAACCAATGGCAATGGCCTGCGGATGTATTGTCAACGAGAGGATCTGTACAAGGGCAAACGATTAATGCACGACCATGTTTAACCATCAACAAACTCCCACAGCACGTAAAGCAAGTAACCAACGACCAAAGACAGAACAGGCCAAGCGGCAAGGTAATTCCTGCTGACGATAAGGCCGATGTAGAGGTAGCTGAGATATTTGACGGTATCGTCAGGCACATCGAGTACATCTCGGACGCTGACGTAGCCTACGATACAGCCTGCGAGAACCAGGTAACGTACGGCGAGGGCTATTTTCGTCTGCTGACAGAATACTGCGACGATGGTAGCTTTGACCAAGACATTCGTATCGGACGTATTCGTAATTCGTTCAGCGTGTACATGGATCCGACCATTCAAGACCCTTGCGGTTCGGATGCTGAATGGTGCTTCATCACTGAGGACATCACTAAGGTAGAATACGAGCGTCTGTTTCCAGATGCAGCCCCAATTTCTAGTATTATGCAGCAAGGAGTAGGCGATCAGTCTTTATCTCAGTGGATAAACGAGAATACTGTACGAATTGCTGAGTATTTCCACATAGAACACTCTAAAGAGAAGCTAAACCTGTACCACGGCAACGTAAGTGCTACTGAAGGCTCAAGAGAGGACGTTCAAATGAAAGAAATGGGCATGAAGCCCATAAAAACTAGAAATGTAGACGTAAAGAAGGTCAAATGGTGCAAAACTAACGGATTTGAAATACTAGAGACACAAGATTGGGCTGGCAAGTACATACCTGTAATACGTGTAGTCGGAAACGAATTTGAAGTGGACGGAAGGTTGTATGTATCAGGTTTGGTACGTAATGCAAAAGATGCACAACGTATGTACAACTATTGGGTTAGCCAAGAAGCAGAAATGCTGGCTCTAGCACCTAAAGCTCCATTTATAGGTTATGGCGGTCAGTTTGAGGGATATGAAAACCAATGGAAAACAGCCAACACGACTAACTGGCCATATTTAGAAGTAAACCCAGATGTAACAGATGGTCAAGGCGCTACTCTACCGCTGCCACAACGCTCACAGCCACCTATGGCTTCAAGTGGGCTTTTGCAGGCTAAAGCAGGGGCTAGCGACGACATTAAGAGTACAACTGGGCAGTATGACACAAGTCTTGGCGCTACGTCTAACGAGCGCTCTGGTAAGGCTATACTAGCCCGTGAGAAGCAGTCTGACACCGGCACATATCACTATGTAGACAATCTAGCAAGGGCTATTAGATACGGAACTCGTCAGCTTGTTGATATGATACCTAAAATCTATGACACACAGCGTATAGCACGCATCATAGGAGTAGATGGTACGACTGACTCAGCTAAGATTGATCCTAACCAACAAGAGCCTGTCAAGAAGATAGTTGACCAAACTGGTATTGTAATTGAAAAGATATACAACCCAAGTGTGGGTAAGTATGATGTATGTGTGACTACAGGCCCAAGTTACATGACCAAGCGTCAAGAGTCGCTGGAGGCTATGGGTCAACTGCTGCAAGGTAATCCGCAACTGTGGCAAGTAGCTGGCGATCTGTTCATTAAGAACATGGATTGGCCAGGGGCTGAAGAAATGTCTAGACGTTTTGCCAAGACCATAGATCCGAAGTTACTAGCAGATAGCGACGAATCTCCTGAGATGCAAGCAGCTAAGCAACAAATAGAGATGATGGGCAAGGAAATGGAGCAAATGCACGGTATGTTGCAGAATGTCCATAAGTCCATAGAAGATCAGACTCTGAAGGTCAAAGAGTTTGAAGCGTCTATCAAGATGTACGACGCAGAGACTAAACGTATCACTGCTCTGCAAGGTAATTTGAGCGAAGCAGACGTACAAGATATAGTTATGGGTTCTATACATGGTATGCTTAGCAGCGGAGACTTGCTAAGCGAAATGCCAAGTAGAGATGAGGATATGATGCCTATGGACGAGATGCAGCCACCAGAAGGTATGCAAGGTATGCAAGGTATGCAAGGTATGCCACCAGAAGGTATGCCACCAGGAGGGATGCAATGAAAGCGGCAGCCTTTATAGGAACACTATTCTTAGCTCGTGATGTTGCTCATAGCGTACATTTGAACACTAGGAGCTTCAGTAAGCACAGTGCGCTTAACATTTTCTATGACCGTATTGTTGGAGCTGCCGATGATTTTGCAGAAGCGTATCAGGGCAGACATGGATTAATAGGGGCTATTCCTTTGCACTCAGCAAAGAAAACAGCTAATATTATAGAGTTCTTACAAGGCTCGCTGAAAGAAATTGAGGATGCTAGGTATGAGGTATGCGATAAGTCTGACAGCTCGTTGCAACAACTCATAGATAACATAATAGAGGTTTACCTTCGTACGCTGTATAAACTACGCTTTTTAGCATAAAGGAATAAAATGTCAGACTATCGGAACATATCAACAACTACCAACCTAAAGACTTCAGCCGGTAAGCTGAAGGGTATCTTCGTAAGCGCAGCTAGTGCAACGCCTACCATTACAATTTACGATTCGGCTACCACTACCACGACTAAAACGATTATCAGTGTATTTACACCTACTGCGGCTACCATGTATCCTTTGATGCCGTCTGAAGGTGGTATTTTCTTCTCTAACGGTTTGTATGTAGTAATCAGCGGAACGGTAGCAGCTACATTTATATACGAGTAAAATATGGCTAATAAAAAGATTACCCAGTTACCAGCAGCCACTACGCCCTTAACAGGCGCGGAGATAATTCCTGTAGTACAAGGGGGTATCACTAGCCAGGTTGCTATTAGTAACTCAATACCAGTTACTGCTGTAACCGCAGGTGCTTATGGATCAGCTACTGCGGTAGGCACGTTTACTGTTAACAATCAGGGTAGACTAACCGCAGCAGCTACGACAACCATCGCCATACCTGCTACTCAGATAACGAATGGAACTACAGGAAGTGGTGCGGTTGTTCTAGCAACAAGTCCTGTTCTAGTAACTCCTGACCTTGGTACTCCTACGGCTCTTGTAGGTACAAATATTACAGGTACAGCCGCAGGGCTGACTGCTGGTAACGTCACAACTAATGCCAATCTTACAGGCGAAGCGACTTCAGTAGGTAATGCGGCTACCCTTACCAACTCTGCCGTAATTGGCAAAGTTATTACAGGCTTCACATCTGGAGCGGGAACAGTCGCTGCTACAGACAGTATTCTACAAGCTATACAGAAATTAGATGGAAATAATTCTACTAATGCTAACCTAACAGGAGTAATCACCTCAGTTGGCAATGCAACCTCTATAGCGTCTCAAACAGGCACTGGAACCAAGTTTGTAGTAGATACTAGCCCAACGCTAGTAACCCCTGATCTTGGTACTCCTACGGCTCTTGTAGGTACAAATATAACAGGCACAGCTACTGCCTTTACAGCCAGTAACGTAACTACTAATGCTAATCTGACTGGTGAAGTTACCTCTGTGGGTAATGCAGCTACACTGACCAACTCGGCTGTGATTGGCAAGGTTATTACAGGCTTCACCTCTGGTGCTGGAATAGTAGCAGCTACAGACACAATTCTGCAAGCTATTCAAAAGCTAAACGGTAATACCGCAGCTTCTGGAAGTGGTACAGTAACTTCAGTTTCTGTAGTCACAGCCAATGGAATATCAGGCACAGTAGCAACGCCTACTGTTACTCCGGCGATCAC